GCTTGTCGTATTGCGACGCGCGTGCGTCCATATGCTCCCTCGCCCTGACCAGGAGTCCGGTAGCCGTGGGGCGAGCGCTCTCACCCCCGCCACCGGCGCTGCCAACGATGAATGTCCGAGTTCCTATCAGTTTCCCTTCTTTCATCGCATTTCCTCGCAGAGCTGTTTGTGGGAATTGGCGTAGTTGTCATACTCCTTCATCGGCTTCCACTTCGGTCGATAAGGACCGGTGGCGATGCTCGGCCTTGCCGCACGCGGTGCGACCTTTGCGCGTTGAACCGGTGCCACCGCCTCTACGGTGGCTGTCGACCGCGTGACCGCGAGCCCGAATTCGAGCCCGCGGGATTCCTGCCGGATTACGAGAAGACCATCGTTCACGAGCTCGACCACCAACCGATTCACCAGGTTGCGCGAGACTCCACAGATATCGGCCAGCGCCTGGCGGCCGTACCACTCGCCCTTGTCCATTCCGTCCAGAATCACGTTTTTCATGCCACCTCCAGCGCCTTCTGAATCGTCTCGATTGCAGTCCCATTCGAGACCATCGCCCCCGTGAATCGAAACACCCTCCATCCTGCGAGCGACGCGGTGTTGTATTTCTCCGCGTCCGCCTGGAACCCGCTTCCACGCGTGTGACGCCCTCCCGTCCAGATGCCGCCCTCGACTTCCGCGGCGATCATCCTGTCCGGCCAAGCAAAGTCGAAGCGCCACATGCGCGGAGGGGCAAATCGGTGCTCCCGCACCGGTTCAGGAACCTTCCGTGCCCGGCAATGAAACGCAAACAGCAGTTCCAACTGGCTTTCCCGCTTAGGGCTCACTTTCCCTTCCTCCGGATGTGTTCGATGTACGCCCGCAATTCCTTGTCCTGCCTCTCCGCCGCCTCATCACCAAAGCGCCGCCTCACCCTCTCAACAAGCGCCCTCGCCGCGTTACCGTGTCCTGCCAGCGCCGCCCGTGCGGCATCGTCGAAGCGCCGCCAGCACTCTGCTTGCTTCAAGCGATCAGCCTCGCCGGCTCAGGCATGCCGGCATACGGCAGCAGCTCGGAGACCGTCGTGCGCGTGTAGCCCACCAGCGGTGTGTCGCTGCCACCAGCCATCACGGCACGGGCCAACTCGGCATTGCCAATGAGCACCGTCCCCTGTGACTGGAAGCCCGCGCGCGTATTAGTCGTTTCGGCGATCCCGATCAAGACCGGTGGATACTCGGGCACTTGGCTACGGCCTCGGTAGCCGCGGTACCGATTCACAAACTCGTTCTTCACGAACGGCCATTCGGATTCGTCCTTCGTACCCAGCGAGATCCAACCGCCCATTTCGAAGACAACTCGATGCGTTAGCGCGTCATCGAAGGCGACCGACGAGTACGTGCCGACCTCACGCACGGCCTTGTCGACCTTGTGCCAGGCCAGCAAGGCGGCATCCTGCGTCGAGCCTTCGAGCATCTTCACAACGTCGGCGGGCTTCGGAAGAAACTGCCCAGCATCGGGGTTCGCGGCATGGCGTCCCAACGCATCGCGCACCGCTACGAGATCGAAAGCCTTCATTGCGCCCCACCAGACCTGCCCAACGAAGTCCGAATAGTCTTGGCGGTAAAAGGCGTAGACGTTGCTGATGAGCGAAAAGAACTCGACGGAATCGGTCGGTTTCATGCGTTCTCCCCTGCCATGATCCGGGCGGCCTGTGCAGCGGCGATCTCTCGGTTTCGTTGCTCAAGCAGCTCCTGCTTGTTCAAACCGGCTCCAGCGCCGCCCCCCGTCAGCGGCTTCTCGTTGCGGACCCAATTGCGCCAAGTTGCGTCCCAGTCGGTCTTCCGCCCTTGCTGTCCGGATTTCGCAGTCCAGTAGTCACGGAACTTGTCCGCTACCCGACGAACGTGGTCGGCGGTCCAGGTCGGCTGCTCTTGCAGTGCCCAATCGCCCAGCGCTTTGGTGAGAATCCAGTTTTCGGGTAAGCGCGTTCCGCGCGCACCACTGTTCCTTCCCTGTTCATTACTGTTAACTACTGTTACGGGTACCGAATTTGGGACTGTTTCCGGTGAAATTTGGGACTGTTTCGAGTCGGAATTGGGACTGTTTGAGGGGGAATTCGGTACTGTTCCGTTTTCGGAACCGTTCCGTTTTTGGAACCGTTCCGTTTTCGGGTTGCTTTGGCTGCGAGGGCCCACCTTTACCTCAACGCCTCGCTCCACGTTGATTTGGTAAACGACGATCTGTCTGGTGCGCCCAGTGCGCTCGCCCGTGTCCGTAATCCACCCGGCATCCTTCAAGCGATCGATGTTGGCCAAGACGGTCTTGCGATCCTGCTCGGTCCAAGCGATGAGGGTGTCGATGCTCGGGAACGATACGAAGTCTTCGCTGGCGAAGTCTGCGAGCGCCATCAGGACCGATTTTGTTGGGCCTTTCCCCACCTTTTGGTGGCGCGCCCAGGTGATTGCGTCAAGGCTCATTCCGACGCCCCGACTTTCACGCGGAACAGCGTCAAGCCACGGCGAATCGGATTGGCCTCGATGTAGCCGGCCGCCTCCAGCGCCTTGATTGAGTCGCGCACTGCCGATTCCGACATACCGCAGTCACGCGCCAGACGGCTGATTTTCGGAGACGATTCGCCGGTCGTCATAACCGCGTGGTGGCTCAACGCCAACAGCACGATCTTCTCGGTGTGGCGCAGCTCGACGCTCCACGCTTGATTGACTCTGTGAAAGCTCATGGGCGGCTCCTCAGTGGTCGCACGGCAGGGTGCCGTTTCGGTTCTCTTTCGCACCGCAGGAGATGCAGACCCGCGTCGACGGGAAATCTGCGCGCTTCAAACAGTCGGGCAGGAAATCCTCGTCCACGTAGATGACGCCATCCATCCCGAGCCATACGCCATCAGCGACTTGAATGCGCTCATTCATTCGGCCATTCCCTCCAGGCGCGCTGCGATGTTGAACAGGACTTGCGCATGCGCGAAGATCCGCCCTTTTACTCGCGCTACTTCCTGAAACTCGACGCGGCCGTCTTCGAGCGTCTTCACGATCTCCTTCCCGACCTCGCCGTGCGTCTCCCATGCCCGCGCCATCATTTCGACGATGGCCGAGTCACAGCACTCCGACAGGTGCGGGATTTTCACAATTGCGGATCCGCGCTCAGCCGCCCATGCCTCCAGCACACGCTCGTCGTTCGCCACGTTCGTCGCCTTCACGGCTTCGTTCAGACTCAGGTGATGCGTCTGGTTGTTCGGGTTGACCTTGTTTCGCAGAACGGCCGCCGACATCCCCAGACGCGGCGCAAGCGACTCGCTGCCGCCGGGGTAGTCGTGAACCAGTGCGTGTGCCGCGTCAGTGATGTTCATTTGCGTACTCCTCGAACGTTTTTATTTGCTTCTCAGGCCGCTACGATGGCCTCATGGAAACTGCTAAAGCTGGTGAGTCCCCCGACGGTGCTAAGCTGTGCGCTCTTCACTTCGTACAACTCATGTTTGTTAGGGAATCAAATGGAATTCAAATTTCTGTCTGCCTATCACCCGTACGTCGCTACTCCGCACAAGCTCCGCGTGGACTTGGCGATCGTGCTACCCGAGGATGTCGAACCGGAGGAGGCTCGGATTACTGTCTTCATCGAGCCGCTAGACATCAAGGAAGCGTCCATTGGCGAAATCGAACGCTTGGCCATCAAGCGCGCGAAGAAGCTGCTCGGCGTTTAACGGCGCCAGTTAATCCCGCCCTGACGCGCTTGCGCGCATTCGCAGGTGAACTCTCGCGAAATCGACTCCAGCGTCGTAATGTCGATCTCGCGGCCATACTTCATTGCCAGGTATCGCCACAGCGAGATTTCAAGCGATTCCGGCATCACCACGCCGTCAATCTGAATCGAGGCGCCGGCGTACTCGACTTGTGCGGTACCGGCGATCGCCAACGTGAGCGAAACGGCCGCCTGATCGCCGGCGGCCACCCGAGTTGTCACGCTTTGCACGCGTGGAATTCGCACGCCATCAACGTCCACGTGACCGAACCCGGCGCCGTCGACTTCGATACTCACCTTCGCGATGTTCGTCATTTCTGCTCCATTCGCTCTTTGATAAAGAAGCCCATGCGCATATCAATCGTCTCCCTGAGGTGTTCCAGCGAGGCCGCCTCGATGAGCCTCTTCTTGATCCGGCGCCTCGGATTTGCGGTCTTCATGCGCAATTTGCCGTTGATGCGCTCGAACCGGCTTTTGCGCTTCGCCTCACGCACATCGCGCGGAAGTTGCCTCTCGACCTCGCGCTTCTTCTGTTCCCACAGCTCATTGAGATCTGTCATTTGGTCTTCACCAGGCTTCGATGGAATTCATCTTTGAGAAAAGTTCCGACCATGCGCCAGAATTCGTCCTTGGACTTCTCCAGCTCGTCGATCAGCGTCCATTCCTTGCTGTCTTCGAACATCGTTTCGCTGAACGTGATCGCCAAGGCTCGCGCCAGCATTGACGCGCGGATCGTCGAGATGCCGTCAATCCGGGTGCACTTCATGCCACTTGGCAGCGCAACCGGAGGAGCGTGCACCCCAAGCGAAGCCCAGATCCGGTCGAATTCGCGGGAGACCGTAAATAGCGCATTGCGGAGCGTGCCGTTCATGTTGATCGGTTCTTTCATTGGCTCTCTCCAGTAGCGCCGCCGGCCAGTTCAGGCCAAATCAAGTGCCAATCTGTGGGGTAGAAGGTGCACCTGGACACCACGCCAGACGTGGCCTTCTCGAGCCCAACACTGTTTTCGTGATCTGGCTTGCGCCCCCCGTATCCGTGCCGCCACTGGCGAATTTGGGCATCGCTTTTCACGTGGTAGCCAAGGGCGCACATCCGCTCTCTGAGTTGAGCGATAGTCGGGGCGCCGGGCTGCGAAAGGTAAGTGTCAAGGTCCATGGCCTTCATATTAGTAGCATTTGCTACCAAAAACAAGAACCAAACGCTACTGT